AAACGGTATTACAAACGAATGATAGAGAGACTACCACATCTTCAGGTTGTTCCCGCAATAAAGTACGCAATTGCGAACTTTGTAGCTGTAAAGCTTTGTGATCAGGAACTTCCAGATGTAGTTGAAGGTCATTTCCGTCTTTTTCCCCATTATCTATCTAAGTTTATCAATGATAAGACAAAGAAGAGATATACGGAAAGAGGTGAACGTTTGCGATATCAATTTATATGGTCGGTAAACCAAATAAAGAGATGTTGTGCTGAAGTACACCATGACCATTTACAGATCTCACTAGATAAGCATCGAAAGATTCTTACATCTGGGGGTATGGCTCCTATCGCATTATGCGAAAAGGCCTATAACCTCGGAAAGAATGTTGGTGCTATTCTAGCAAAGACCTATAACCCCCACCGTCTCTTTAATGGTGGGAATGGTTCGACAACAACTAGTTCAAAACGTGAAGGGGGTACGAAGAATGATCTTCTCAAGAATCAACTTGAGAAGCAATTCAGAGATGAACCCTTTTGCTTACTTATAACTGGAAAACCAGGTATAGGAAAGACCGTTTTGAATCAGATTATTGTTGAACAGATGTGTAGACGACTAGGTTTTGAACCTAGTGTATATACGAGAACCTCTAATACATCTCATTGGGATGGCTATCATGGACAAGATTTTTGTATTATGGATGATTTCAACCAGAATACAGATATGACTGATATCAAAGAGTTAATAACTCTAGTATCATCAAATCATTATATCTTGCCGATGGCAGATCTCAAGGATAAAGGTATTAAATTCTCTTCAAAATTTATCATTTTGAATTCCAACACACGGATTGGCCCGTATGCTCAAGCTTTTGAGCAACTTGGACATCTAGCAGGTGTTTTCCATAAAGACGCCCTTCTAAGAAGGTTTCATCGTGTCATAGACATTGATGAACGTTATAATTGGACATATACCTGTAGTGTTGGGATTAATGGTAAGATGGAGAGAAGAGGTCTCGGTAAAATGACTGCAACCAACATATGCGATATGCTCGAAACTGATTACCTCTCACATAATAAGTGGGGGCAAATTTGGTTTGGGCAAAATGCAAATGGTGGTGCAATCAATACAACGTCTACTCGTAAGGTTTTTGGGTATCCTGTAAAACCAGTGGCATATGAGACTGAACCTGTGGCTCTTAAAGAACCTCTTAAAGTAAGAGTGATCACCAAAGGACCATGGGAGCATGCTTGTATGGAGTC